TTCGAAGTAGGTGTTCTTAACGTTCTCACGGCCAACGTTCGAGATGAACGGAGTTTCTTCCGGCGAGATGTTATAGATGACGTTCGACAGGTCTTCACGGATACCGATAGCCGAGTAACGGGTGAAGGTATTTGCAACAATTGCCATAACTAAAAGTCCTTGAGTTAAATGAGTTTATCCAAAAGTGCAGCCGCATCAGTGATACGACCACTACGCACTAGGCGCTGAGAAGCCCTCTTTACCTCGGTTGAACGACCATTGACCTGTGTGCCATTTGATCCGGGACGGATAACCTTGGATGCCCTCTTTGGCTGGTCCTTGGCCTGTTGGACTTTCGTCTTACCCCGGTCATACAACATGGCCTTGCGGATGAGTGCAACGTGGTTTGCTTGGCGCAGGCTCTCGATTTCCTGCTCTGTCAAACCTTGGGACACAGCCCAATCGCGCAACTCTTTAGCTTCCCTGACCATCGTGTCCTGATCTTTCCACTCTGGGATAACATCAGGTAACTTGGCCCGTTCTGCTTCCACAAAAGCCTGTATGGCTTTCATCTGGTCGGTGGCTTGCTCTTGTGCGAGGCGTTGCTGTTCAGCCTGAATGGCTTGGAAGCGATACGATTGCTCTTCACGAGATTTGCGCCACTGTCGTTCTAACCGCGCTGCCTCAATGGGGTCTTCGTTGTAAAGAGTGTCCCAATCAGGCTCCGCACTGGCTTGCTGCATCAATTGCTGCTGGAGCAATGGCAGAAGTTCAGCGTATTGAGCGCGTTCTTGACGGATGGTTTCAGCTTCACCTTGGAACGCTTTACGTTCTTCAGCGAGAGCCTGCGCCTTCCGCGTGTAGTCTGAAGTCCGACTATAGCCATTCCGAAGCTCTGCCAGGGTGACTTCCACTTCTTCACCGTCAACTTTTACCTTGACTGTGACATCATCAGGAAGTTCCTGTGAGGCTTCTTCCTCACCATCATCTTCGTCCAGTTCGGCTTCGTCATCATACTCAGCTTCATCGTCGCCATCGGCTTCAACTTCGCCTTCGTAATCTTCTTCTGCCTCACCCGTTTCCGGGTCTAGCGCCTCAGCTTCGCTTTGGTTATCCTCTTCAGGGCCGAGCATTTTACTGATGGCTAAGGTTGCTTCGTGGAGGCCGATCCCAGCATTGGGGTTGCCGACTTGTTCCGTCATATATCACCTTTTTTCATAAATGTTAATTCCTTGCTGCAAGCACTCCTGCATCAAGAATTGCCTGTAGGCGGGTTTTCAAACGCTCTAATCCTTTAAGCGTGTGAAACAGGTCTTGGCGGGCGCGGTCATCACCAACTGGAGATGTGCGCCACTCCATGTAAATGTCAGCCTCAACAGCAGCAAACGCCCCCAGAAGAGTTTCATCTTCCAGAAGGCGCTTTGCGTGATTTCCGTCAGCAATAACTTGGAATTTATCCATCAGATTAACGGCTTATACTTTTGCATTTCGGTATTGTAGATATTTTGCAACGCCTCAGTGCTAGTTGATCCAGATACAAGGTTTCTCTGAAGTTGGCTTTGAATGTTTCTCGCCTGTTCTTGGTTAAGAAGTCCTTGTGAAAACTGCGAACCAATTTGCTTAAATAAATCGTTAACATATCTATTTGGGTCAGTAATCGGCTGCGTCGATCCTGTATATGTATACTGTGGAAGCGGAGCAGCCGCTCTAATTGATTCCAGTGTTGCATTCGGAGCCGCCAAAGCTGAATTTAACTTTGCAGTATACAAACTAGCCGCTTCTGGCGTTATGTATCCGCTGTTTGCATAATTCCCAGCCGTTTCAAGGGCTGTTTTATAGTAATCAAAAACACCCTTTTGACCGAGATTTTGAACGCGATTTGCTGGATTAGTTACAGCAGTCGCGTTGTTGATGGTGTTTATCTCTCTTTGAGCCGCAGATATTGGAACTTGTCCCATATTGCCGCCAACTGAAACAGGTGATCCACCACCAACATTAGTTTCGGATGGCAAAGAAATTTTAGCTCCTGCTGTCGATGCACTTGGATTTGTTGCGCCAGTTGATGCTGCGCTATCTATTAGACTTGTTGTTGCGCCAGTTGTCGTAGCCGCAGGATTTGTTGAACCAGAAGTTGCGGACGAAGAGGTCGTTGTAGCACCAGCAGTTGTAGCGGGAGCAGTTGTGGCTCCAGGAGTTGTAGAGCCAGTGGCTGTCGCCCCTGCAGTTGTTGCAGGAGGAGTTGCGGCCCCAGCGAAGCCAGCAGCAGTAGATACAAGTCTATTATATTCAGGGCGGAAGAACGTAGCTTCTGGGCCAAATCCATACTTCTCGTAATCAGCGATAGAAGGCTGTGCGCGGTAATCCATGCCTGCGCCGAAGCCACCAGTTGTGCCAAATGGGGACACATACGGCACTCCCGTAGTTCCACCAGTGCCACCACCGAATACGCTGCCCAAAGCGGACGCGCCAAGACTGCCAAGTGTTGCTAATTCTGTTAGGTTTAAACCAGTTCCGAGAATACCGCCAGCACCAGCAGTAGCCCCTGCACCGGGAGCGACAAATGGGCCAGCACCAGCACCGTATGTTCCTGCCAAGTTCGAAGCAGCACCAGTTTGGGCATTTTGATATGCGGTATCTATTGTGTTTTGCAGGCTTTCATTGATAGCCGCGTCGGAACCAGCAGCGCCAGCGCCACCAGCGCCCGCTCCGCCAGAGGTGGTTGCGGCGGCTGTTCCGGCAGCAGTAAGAGCAGCCCCTGCGGGTAGAAGAGAGCCGCCACCACCACCTGTGACAACAATCGCGCCCGTCTGGTCTGCAAGGTTTCCAAATGCGTCAGCCACAAGACCGCTGGTCGTTCCACCTAAACCAGCGCCAGCAAGACTAGCCTGCGTGGCAGCGTTAATAGACGCAAGATTGCTCGGCAAAGATGACAATGCGCCGGGGGCAAGTGACGCACCTTCAGAAAGAAGCCCACCAGCGCCAGCAGCACCCGCACTAAAAGCACCAGCACCAGCGCCATAAACAGGGGCAAGTGCAGATGCAGCGCCAGCTTGAGCGCCAGTGTAGGCCGCATTAACCGCATTAGCCACACTGTTAGAGATTGCAGCGTTTGAACCAGCAGCACCAGCACCGCTAAGTCCACCTGGCTGCAATAACCCACCGCCTATTGACGCAAGCATACCCGCAGCAATCAGCTTCATTGGCGTATCGAATAAAATGTTTGGCTGGTCTTCAAAGATTGGCGAATATGCGCCACCAGTTGACTGCTCAAATGACAAATCAGCCTTCTTACCAAGCTGCTTCGACAATGCGTTTGACTGTGCAACAAGCGAAGAAATTTCTTCTGGCGTTCTTGCTTCGCCAACAACTTGGCCCGTTGCGTTATTCACCAAACGGAATGACTGCCCTGGCTGTGCGGCAAATGCTAGCCGCTCGTTGGCGTTGTTTCCGCCCTTATTCGCGCTGCCCAGCAATTCAAACACGGGAACATTTGGGTTCTCAATGCCGAGATTGGCAAGAATGCCAGCCGTCGTGCCGGGAACAATATCACCACCACCGTAAAGAGGAGTGTAGTCATACGCACCAGCGACACGGTTTGTAACTTGCTGCGGTGATGCTGCCCTTGTCGGAAAGCCACCAGCTTCAATGGCAACAAGCTGGTTGATCTCTTGGTCGCTAAGGCCGAGCGCCTTCAGGGCTTCAATATCAACTGCCATTACATCATTCCTTCTGGCGGAAGTTCAACGGGCATAATCATCTCAGGCTGCATGGGGACGGCGGGAGCGGCCTGTGAAGCCTGAACCACTGCGCGTTCCAGTTCACCCTGCTGCTTCAGAAACTCACGGTCACGCTGCATCAAGGCTTGGATATTCGCCGTGTTTACCTGAGAGCCATACTTGGCTTCGATCTCAGCGGACTTGAGCATAACTTCAGCGTCCAGCTTATCACGTTCGCGGTCATCCTTAAGCAGCATATCTTCACGCTGCAATTCAAGCTCGGCAGCCTTCTTCTGGATGTCAGCCTGAATGCTCTGCGCCTGAACCTGTGCCAAGATTGCTTCTGGGCTGGGCGGAGGAGGCGTTGGCTGTGGCGGCTGGAAGTTCTGCGGGTTCTGGAAGAACTGTGAAACATCCTTGAAGCCAGCGATTGCCAGCATCTGCTCAAGCGTGTTGTAATAGCCCTCAAAGTTAACCAGCGGGTTATTCATTGGACCAAGCTGCTGCATCAGCATTTCTTGCTTCTGAGCGATAAGGTTCAGGAAGCCCATCTTTTGCTCATCAGAACCAGTGCCGAGTGCGATGTTTACCACAACATCCATGTCCGCATCCCAAACACGCGGGTCAATCGGAACCCACTTGTTACGCAGACGAACCATGCGAGGCTTGTCGTGATGCTTGACCAAGAGGCTAAGAGCCTTGCTCATAAGCGATTTAAAGCCTGTCTCAGCGAACATACGGCAGATAAGCTCAATATGCTGCTGGGCTGCCGTCACAGTGGCGTTTACAGCCGTTGCAGTGGCTCCGTTCAGTGCGTTTGCGTCGAGACCAGCGGATGCCTTGTTAATGCCTGTGCGGCTTTCCTTCACCTGATCCATATACTCAAGCATTGGGAATGCAGCGTTAGACACATTCGGCGTAATGAACGGCTGAACAGCGCCCTGCGACTTCATGCGGATGATGCCGCCAACTTCCGTGTTCAGAACGTCTTCAATGGACGCCTGACCTTCGACAACACCCATGCGCGGATAGATGGACTGCGCCAAGCTATCGAGCGTGTTACGCATAATCGACGACTTGATGCGCTGAATGTCCATCACAACGTCGGCAATCGACATACCAAAGAACGTGTGAGGCTCTGGATCAGGACAGAAGTTGAAGAACGGATGGTCGTCTACAGCTTCGTTGTGCAAAATCTTATATGCAGAACCACCAACGCAGACCTTGCGAAGTTCAGCGATGCCGTCTCCGTCCATGTCAACGTAGAGATAGCCTTCGATATACATAACCTTGCGGCTTGCAACGTCAGTCCGGCCAGCACCAAGGATGGTTGCCTGCGGATTGCGGTCAAACGTCTCCATGTTGCCTTCAAAGTCGTCCTGAGTTTCAAAGCCCAGGTTCTCAACTTCGTCCTGCTCATAGCCAAGCTGAACAAGCTCAGAGACTGTCATATAACGACGATGGCCGATAAACTCGAAGTCATCCATAGACTTGGCGCGACGGTCAATCAGAAACTCTTCAGGCGGCAACGCAGCGACGTTGAGACGGCCTTCCTTCATCTTACGAACGACTGTTGCGCTGTAAGACGGCATCTGAACGACTGTAGCAATGCCTTCAGGTGTCAGCATCTCGGTTTCGGAATACTCAACCTCAACTTCACGCAGTTCAACCTCTGGATCGGACATAAGCACCATGTAGGCGTTCTCGTCCATCTCTTCGATCTCATACGTCTTTACGGTTTCGCTCTCGTCCCACCAGACTTTACCAAAACCGTTCTTGCGAATGAGTGCGTCTTTGAACCAGGCATAGGAATGAGCAAACAGGTTGTTGTCGCGTGTCAAACAGTAGTTGACATAATCCGTTGCCTGCTCGGCGCTCTCAACGTCTTCTGGGCCGTTCGGAGCGTATTCCACAACAGTAGAAGAGCCAAAGAACACCCGCATAATTGACGGCATGATGGCTTGGACCGTATCGCGGACATCCATCGACACAACACTAGAGCGGCCTTCCTCTTCGTTACCGAAAGGCTCACCCTTGTAATACTGACCAGCTTCCGCACGTTCTGGAGAGATAACGTCGTCGATATACGCTTGAGCGTCATCAATCTCGCCAGCGACGATGCTCTGAAGCTGCTCGTCAGTCATCTCTTCACCTTCAGGCATTTCGGCGCTTACTTCGATGCCGTCGTCCAGCACCATAGCGTCTTCAACCTCCACATCTGTGGGCTTTGCGTTTTTCCGATATGCCATAGTTCCGCCTTACTTCTTTTTCGACTTGCCAGCTTCCGACAGAGCAATAGCAATCGCCTGCTTACGGCTCTTTGCCATCGGAGCTTTGGCTGGGCCTTTAGGGTTTACGCCAGCATGAAGTGTGCCGCGCTTGTATTCACCCATAACTTTGCCGATCTTCTTGGCGGCTGCGCTGAGTTTCTTCATTTCTTTTTCACCTTTGCAGTTTTAGCAGCGGCTTTGAAAGCAGCAGCAGTTGGAGCGCCCTTTGTTCCAGGCTTACGCATCTTCTCCCCAGAGCCAGCCTTGATCCGCGCCTTCTTGGCTGCGATGTTGGCATACAAACCCATCTTCATTTTGACTTCCCCTTGTTGCGGGCGGAAATAGCTTTGGCTTTGGACTTCGCGTCTGCTTTAGATGACGCACCCCACGCTTGCAGCGATAATAGTAGGCGGGTTGGTTCGCCTTTCGCATTACGCTCCGGCCCC